AAAATTTTACCGTACCAATCCTGCTTTAATCCATCGTCTGATTCATCATAGTATTCAGATGCACCCACCACTTTATTAGCCGCGGCACAACTAGCGGGATCCAAATCAATGGTACCACCGAAAACATCCTTGACTCGATTGATGATTTCTATTGGCGTATACCACTGATCAGTTAAGTTATCAGTATCCAAGTCTGGGTTATAGTTGAGCTCTGAAGATAGACTTAATTGTTCTTTCATTTAATTCTCTCCAATAGCTTGTCAATCTCTAAAACAGCATCCTTGCCTCGTATAATAACCCTACTATAATACTGAATATAAGCAAAATTATCGTCACCATGACCACAACAGGCGCTCATAATGTTACCGCCAGGCAAAGTACCTAAGCATCCATCATGACCTTCATGTGTCGGAGGTTTCTTGCATTTAACACAAATACCAAATTGTCCGCTTCCTGATAGTTCTGGGGTGTAGTATTTATGCATCACTCAGTAATCTTAATTCGATAAAAATCAGATAGATTGTAAATATAGGTTATTTCGTTAGCGAATAATTTTATAATTCCGCCGTCAAATATAGTGTAATCTTCAACATTCTCAAAAACAAACCCGCCATCGTTTGAGTTATCAATATTACCCATAGCAGTCCAATTATCGATAATATCTTCAATCGTTGACTCTCTTAATATAAATTCAATTTTCATCTTACTTCTCCAATAGGTTGTTAGATTGTTAAACTTCAAACATCTTACTTAATTTATCCGCAAGTAGCCCTGCAGCACAGAAATCAGACAACCGCAAGTTCTCACCGTCAAATTCTTCTGGGTCGCCATTATAATTATGATACGCTTTTACAAATTTATACTTATCATCATAATCCCAATTGTCAGGAAAGTTAAAATCATTACAACAGCGATTACCTAAAATATCAGATAATTGATTGAGCATCTTTGCCGCCAAATCACACTCTTTCTTATTCATCCTCTCACCTCTTGCCATTACTGGCGTTAAATTAATTAAATTGCTTTACGCCAATTGTCTCTATATTGATCTGATTCATATTTCCCAATCTGAAATTTTTGAGTGTAAACTGCTATCTGCAAAGCTATTTGAGTTTCTTTGTGGACTTTATCCATATAAGCCTCTTGAGACTCTGAAAATTCACCTTCATTCCAATCATCAATAACTTCAGGCTTTATACCTAATATCTCACCAATATCAAAATATACACAACTATTCCCATAAGGTCGTTTAGGGTTGATTTCTGGCGCTCCAAATTCACAATGAGAATTATAAGAAATATTCATTCTTTTAATTAACTTCAAATGATTCTCGGTTACCGTAAATATATCTTTGTTCATTCATTCTCTCCAGGTTAATAATTCATTTTGTCTCTGATTTAGCTACCCGTTAAACTCATTATCCACTTTCTTAATTCCATCATTTGCGGACAAAAATACATTGAGTAAACATAAGTATAGAGTTTCGGGTAGTCGTGCTGCTTTCTCTTGATAAACCAATTAGCATCGGACTCAGTTAAGCAAGCTTTTACAATTTCTTGCTTTTTATTCACCCAAACTTTTTCAATTCCTTTTGGCAAATCATGGCAGTCAATACTCAAATAATTGAAACATTCGTCAATATCTTCGCATCCTTGACTTTGGAGGTATTGTTCAACCCAATCTTCATCGTGTTCTAATAAATAAACCTTCATTTGTTCTGTTTCGTCATCATCTGAATTACTTGTGTAAATAACATGGTATTCGTTTTCGCAATCAATCCATTGGTAATGATCTGCATAATCTTCTGAAGTTGGGTATTCTTTGTCATAACAAACCATCCAAATAGGATCGGCTGTTATACGATTGTCTTGAGTGTTTATCTGGTTTGACATTTCCAGCAAAAATTCAGGTATTTCGGTTTTCATCTCATCACCTCACTTTAAGTTCATTTTGTCTCTAATTAATTAAGCCGCATGACTTCGCGTAAGCTTGATTTTCATCAATCAGCTTTCTTAGTTGTCTGACTGTTTTCGCAGCCTTTTGATCTTTATTTAAAATTTCTTGCAATTCTTCAAAAAACATTTCCAGTGAAAAACCCATTTTCTATACCTCAGTTATTTTAAGTTCATTTTGTCTCGTATGCTTAAACGATTCTACAATTACTCTTACGCCTAACAATTTTTAGTCTAGCTAATTTATTTTCAAGTAATCGCTTGTTTCTTTTCACCACTTCTTCACAAACGTAGCAATCATTTACAAGCGAATAGAGTTCGCCCATATAAACAATTCCGCAATACGGACATTTTTTGTTAATTATACAAGCCACTTAACTAACCACAACCAAAGTATATCTTGCATAAGCCTGCTTATCCTGTCGCTCAATCATGACGGTTTCAATATTCAAGCCGCGACGAATAAGCCGGTTAATTTTACCTTTTAATCCGAACTCGTTGAATTTACGAGCTGCAATAAGTTTGGTTATTGAGCCATGCTTTTTAATGTATCGCTGTAGCTTATCTATTTTCTTCATTGTCTTGTTCCTTTTGCCATTGAGCGCCAGCCACAAAACCTATTTGATATTCACTTCTTTCCGCGTCATTCTTAAATATTCTACCTTGGCATTTGGACGCCTCTTCTGCTGTCACTGGAGCAACCTTATAATTATAGTCATCCCAATTCCATGACGGGGTTTTATCTGGCATCCAGTTAATGTCAATAGTTTGATTCATACAATCACCTTAGAGCGGTTACAGGTTGCTAGGTCTATTGGTTGGTTAGTCATCTTTCATGCCTAATTCAAACTGTATAACCTGCTCAAACAAGTCGTTAAAATCAAAATCTTTAACAAAATGAGTGAAGAAACCCTCTTCAAAAACACTATCTAATGGAGTGGCACAAACACAAGTCGGCGGCTCTTCAAAGTTTTCAAAGTGGAAAAATAAGCAATCACCTAAATCTTCGTGCCAATCTTCAGTTTTCATTACTATCATCTCTATTACCTTTTAAGTTAGGGGTTGGTTCTAATTAAAACTCTAATTTCATCAAGCGTTACCGGCCTCTGCCAGAAATCCCAATTTACATTGATATAAGGGAATCCAATACTTGTTGTCGCAGCATTCAAGTGAATATGACCATGAACATTAGCATTGCATCTAAACATCTCTTGAGGGTGAATAGGGCAATGACTAAGCCAAATATTTTTATACTTTAAGAAGCCGTGAACATCGTCAAATACTTCACAATAATCAGATAGTTTTTCTTGATCATGATTACCTCTAACCAGTTTTTTAACGCCTTTGATTTCTTTCAACCTAAATAGAGCTTGTTTGTTGAACGCGGCATCACCTAGAACCCATAACAATGTTCTTTTACAACAAACCTCTTCCAATCTATCAATAACAAAATCATCATGCTCCTGAACAGAGTTAAATCCCCTCAACTTAGAAGCGAGTTTGTGGCCTAAATGTAAGTCACTGGCAAATAATACAGTCATTTTTAATCCTTATATCTGAGTCTAATTAACCTTCATGAGCCATTTGATCATGACTGGCGCATTTGTTAGAGCAGTAATCAAAGTTTTTCCTAAAGTTTTGGTATTGCCTAGAAATAACAGTCCCCACTACCTTTTTATCGTTATCAACGGCTTTTCTACAGTATGCGCAGGCGAATTGATTACCTTTAAGTTTGTAATTATCAACATAATTTTGTATTTTAGCATCTAATAAAAGCGCCATATCTGCTCTAGATGTGGTTATTTTACCGGTTTCTATATCTGTAAAGCTAGACGCCCAACTACTATTACCTTCTACCATATGAATGCGAATGTTTGATTTATCTAGATCGTCATATGATAAATTTTCACTAATATTTCTTATTCTTAAAACACTCGCTTTTGACGGTCTTTTTTCATAATAAGGCTTTCTGTTCTTACCTTTCAAAAAATATGATAAATCAGTGACTTTTGTTTTTCTTATATAGTAACCATTTTCATGTTTTTGGTGATTTACACCTATGTCATAACAAAACTCAGGCAATCCATCAGGAAAAAACGACATTCCAAAATCGTTAGTAATTTTATCTATAATCGTTTCGTAAGCTTTATATTGCTCTAATAAAGTTATTCTAGGCATTTTATCATCCTCATTTTAAATATAACGGTCACTAGACCTTGTGTTTAATGTTTCTGAGATTCTTTTATTAATTCAATATCATTATCGCTTAACGGTTCTTCTTTTTTCTGATCTTGACCCCTAAAGGTCTTAACTAGGTCAAAGCAGTTTATTGAAAACCATTCACCTCTAACTCTGTATTTTTTACATCGCCTGTGAAGCTTCCTCTCAAGCCTTCTGACCAACTTGGTGCACCTACCAGTATAAAGCTCCCAAACTATCCTTAAAGTCTTAGGGTTCGACGTTTGAAGCGCCTCTAACCGTTTTTTAATGTTGTTGCTCATACCTAGCTTAATCATCTCACCATCAGATATTCCATATAGATATTGTTTTTGCTCTACTTGATGGGTGAGCTTTACGTTTTCATACCTTTTAATGATCGCGTCTGCGTAATCCCATTGACTAGGCGATAAACCATTCATTCTCAAATGCCAATTTATTAACGAGTAAGCAACTTTTCGATCCTTATCATCAGTACTATTCGCTTTAGCAAGTTTATGTAATTTTGCTAATAAGGCTTCTTTCTCTGAAAGTAGCCGTTTAAATGACTTTTTCTTCCATTTACGCTTCTTTGACATATATTTATCTCCTTTCCCATAGGCTGGTAAGTATCATTAACTCACTAACCTTGGTACTCGTTACCCTTTTAATTACCATAGTCTGGTTCCCATTAAATGACCTAGATACAAGCAGTCAGCATTGCTAGGATTTATATAGCCGTATTTACTGTCTCGCTATCCTGACGATGTTTTTTAATTGGCATTACAATTCAATGTTAATTTTGCTGAATAAGAATAACTATTGTTGATAAGACTTTAATTAGTATAAGAAGTGAATCCCCGTAACCTGCCTACATCCTGTTAACTACGCGGTTTCAATCACATACTGCGTGACGACAAACGTAATTAGTGATTTTAGGGTTCCTAACTAGCAGAATTCACTTGGTATACTAACTATCTAGATGATATAAATATGGTGCGCTTGGAAGGATTCGAACCTTCACGGGTTATGCAAGCAAATTCTAGAAAGATAACTTACCCCACCTAACCAGGCGTTTACTTTAACCTGTTAAGCGCGTCTACCAATTCCGCCACATGCGCATATATTTATATCATCTATCTGAGGAAGTGTTTATATGAAGGGGAGCTATACCCAATTTCAATTAATGAGTGTTGCCCTTAGCTACGAGGGTTGGGATAAGTAACAACCTCTAACTTTACAACTCCACCACATATAAACACTTATTGCTTGAAGGGTGGCTTAAGCATGAGAAGCCTAACGTTGATATCTAATCCCATACTATAGCCATAAAAAAAAGTCCTTAAAGCAAACCTCAGTTCGTATAGCGTTTAGTTACCTGATAACGATTAAAACTAAGGCTCTGAAATTTGCTTTAAAGACTCTTTTTGTCATCAGGTTTTACTTGGCGCTGTACGATCAGCAAATCTATTTTACTAAATTACTCTCCTTTTATCAAACTCTATTTTACTTGGGAACGAATTTAATCCCCTGCTATAATGATTCTCGCGGCCTAATTTGCATTTATCGCATACATCCTTGAAGCCGATTTTACTTGTGAATATTGTTGTGAGCTCGGCAAAGTGTTTCTTGCAATCGTCACACTGAACGCCGCTATGATTCATTATTTTGTTGATTAGCGATTGAATTATGCTCACTTATATCACCTCCTTTGGATTATCAAGTTTAATTTCAATACTCTTAATTTTAGCGTCCAACCTCTCAATTATCTCTAGTAAGGGTTTATAAACATTACAAATAACACCGTAAGCTTGATCTTCAGAGAGTTGAAACTTTAACCTTTCACACGCCTCCCTGGGTGTAGGTAGTAATTTATCCACTATCACTCTCCTGTTTGTCTACTAATACTTTATAAATAAACTTCTCAACCTCTTCGTTAGTACATAACGCGCCACTATGAAATTTATCATCAATAGCGTCAAAGTCGTGATGCCCGGGGTATACACCTTCTTTGCTAACGCCGACATATACCATAGGGTCGTTAGGAAAATCTGAATCTATATAGTGATTCCCAACAACTAAATCTTCTACTTTCATCTCATCCCGCCTCATCAATTAAATGGTTTCGTACACCGTCAACCAGGTTGATCTCAGGTACTGGCTCGTATTGCGCTAAAACGTATCTTAACGCCTTGTTTTGTGAGTTAAGAGTTTTATTAACGTTCTTCAAAGTCTTATTCTCGCTTTTAAGTTCAAGTAATTCGTGTAAGTTATTCATCATCATCTCCCAAGCTCAATATAAAACTAATTAAACACGCTATAAAAACCACAATCCAAAACAACAAATTTAAGATAAAGCTCAGTATTTTTGTTATAATGGTTGTGATTTATTCCTTTAGTAATTCGGGGTTTTCTTGCATGGTTCCGATAATTTCAAAATCATACATTTGACCATTACCGATATAACTTAAACAGACATAACCGTCGGTTTCAGGATAAATATCTATTTCAACCCTTAAATCTTCGTCGTTAAAAGTCATGACACCAATAAGGTCGATATGTTCAGTTGGAGAGTTCATATATTTAAACTTGAAGATGTCACTATCAAGATAAATTTCAGTATTATTTTTATCTTTGCGGCCAGAGTATTGTAATAAAATAAAATTATCCATTTGCGATTTAGGCACTGGATCTAAGGTCATTAAAAAACTTAAGTCCATAGCGTCAAGCATTGTGCACTCCTCTTTATCGTACGCATTAATTTTAATTTTTCTCATCATCTAACTCCTAAATATAATCCACGTAAAACACCAAAATAAGGCGCTATAAGGTCAATACAAGCTAACTCTACCCTTTCATATACTAAATCGGTTATAATGGCGTAGAGGATAAAGCAGGCCGATATAAACGATATGTAATGTAGGAAGAAGTTAGCTAGCATTTGCTTAACGCTTCAGCAGCAACGCTTCTATAATAATCACGAACACCATTACTGCCAAAATCAACCGAAAATTTTACAGTGTGAGAATCCCAAGAAACAATCTTATTTAAGGTGTTCTTAAGTTTCTCATTCTCGCACTCTAAATCAATAACCTTAAGCTCTAATATTGTATGGTCTTGAGTGTTCATTTTAACGTCTCTCTTGCTTTATCTGCATAAGTTTTATGGACTGCATACGACACCCCGAAAGGAATTACAATAATTTTGTTTTTGCGATTAGATAAAAATTTATCAATATCTCGCTGAATCTTTGCTGATTGAAGTGATTTAGGGTCAGTATTTAAAGCTGATTTATCTGAGCATTCACCTCTAGCAGTATCGTTAATTGACATTATCCCTCTCCTTGGTTGATAGGTTGGTTAATAAGTAAAGGCGTTAAAGCATTAAGAATAGCTTTGAAATTACATTCAAGAATTAAATCATCGCTTGTGCAATACGATAAAAGCTTACTATTGCGCTCAATCAAAGCCTCTATACGCTCTTTAGGTATTGAGTTAGCAAGTTGAGTCAAAGCTTGATCCAATTCTTCAGATGTTTGATCTAAATTTTCATTAGCAGCGCTAAGTTCTGAAGTGATGTTAGCAAGTTGAGCTTTAAGGCCGGACACTTCTTTGTTCATATGTTGAATTCTACTTACAGCCCAATCAGGCTCAAGTCTAACCAAGTTATAGAGCGTAATATCGTTACCATCCGAATCCTGATAAATTCTTGCTGTGCTGTTTTCTGGATAACTCACAACTCCTCTCCCAGCTTAATAAACTCACTAACAGAATAATCCAAAGCATCAGCAATTTTCTTGACTGTAGCTAACGATGTTGGCTTGTTGTTAATAGCATTAGATATGGTCATCACATCAACGCCAGAAATGTTGGCAAGGGCTAACTGCTTTCTAACACCTTTATGTGCCATAGCACGCCTTATGGACTTCTCTATATTCATTTTATTACCTTTTTTTAAATAGTCTTCCTGTATAATAATCCACATAGCCAATATAGTCAATCGAATAAGCAATATAAAAATAATTATATTTAGGGCTTGCAATATATTTCAATAAGAGTAGTATTTGAGACTCAAACGAAAACAACGAGGGAAAGAAGGATGGAATTAAATAAACTTTATGAAGCTTTAGAGAAAAAAGCTATTAACAAGGAGCGCTCGAAAATACAGTCTGCGATTAACAATCTTAAATCTGCATTAAGGGAGCCGAACGGGTCAACATTCCAATATTGCCAAGTTAAGATGAATGTTGTTATTGGTAATGAAGATGTAGAGGTGAATGTTGATTCTGATAATTTCTTCGTGGCACTTAAGAGCCACCTTTTATCCACAAGGAAAGAGTTACTTATACACAACCAGATTCAAGAGTTTATGAGTTCTCAAGAGAGGTACGCAAACCAAATAAACTCAATGCAAGAATATTTAGAAGAAAATAGTTAATTAACCACTAACTAACCAAAAGCCCGTACTATTAGATTAGACGGGTTTGAGTCAGTGCTAAAGCCTTACCAGCGGCTTATTAGATTTGAATAGCTGAGACCTCAAGAGGACAAGACAATGCAAAGTCAGGGCGAAAGCCTTAGAGATGGGTTAGCACAGGGAGTGCTTAAGATTCTTCGTGAAGCCGCTTAAATGCGGTTTTCTGGGTATAAAATTTTGATTAACTAAAGGGTGAAGAGAATGAAGCATTATGAAATTGGTGATAAATGCCCTGATAAAAACTGTAAAGGCGTTTTTCAAGAGCAAGATAACGATAGTTGCTGTTCTTGCCATATTCACCCACCTTGCTCTCATTGTGTTGATATGATTTTAGAATGTGATGAATGTAGTTTTGAATATGGTGCGAGTGAAGAGTATGAATCAGCACCAAAGCATTACGATCAACCGTCAAAAGGTGATAGACCCGCATATTATAAACAAAAGACAATGGAAGATTTAACGAAGGGAACTTTTGACTATTTAACTTTTGCTGGCGCTTATTACTCCATGACTTATCGAGGGTACTATCCAAAAGGATGGGATGTTAAAAAGCTAATATCTCAATTTAATGTATGTTTTGGTTATGCTGATTTCTCAATGAAAGATGGATATTTCAATATTAAAGTTTATACAGATTAGTAAAGCCCTTTAAGGGTATAACAAACAAGAGGGAATAACAGTGAACGCAACAACCAGGTTAATAGAGCAAGATGTAAAGCGGATGCAAGCAAAGTTAGACAAGTTATATATTGAAATAGATGATTGTAGAAGTTCAGTTGAGAGAGTGAAGCTAGTGGTTTCAATGAATAACCTGAAGAAATCAATTGAGTCTTCAATGGATCTGGTGGGATAAATGAGCAAATTACAAGATTACGTCAAAGAAGAGTTCTTTGAATTACCAATAAAACATTGGTCTGATGAAATGGTCAAATCTTTCATTATCTACTCAAGCAATGTCGATACTGGCATTCACGATGGGATAACAAATATCGACCATGCTGATTTAATCGAGTCGGTCAAAGATTTTGATTTAAGCTCTTTAATTAACCGGGCTTATGAGTGCCAAGCAATATACACATCAAACGCAAAGCAGATAATAAAGCGTATTCTCAGAGATATTGAAGAAGATTCGGAGTGTGAGGACGAAGCGGAAGACCAGCGTTTAGAAGGTATTTCACTTGATAATCAACGGTTAATGTGAGGGCGGGATAATGAACACAATAGAAATGGAATACGCTGACAAACAACAAAGACTAGAATCCGAGAAAGATTGGGGTAATTTAGTTCTAACTGTTATCGCGCTTTTAATGGGCTTAGTCATATCTTTAGCGTCAATTGGGATTTATATATTATGAGCAATCAAAAATTTAAGAAGGTAAGCTTTCAATTAGACCATGCGCCAAAGTGGAAGAAACCTTTTAACTGGCAGAGTTTAGCGATATTGGTAGCTCTATTCGCAATAGCGGTGGCTATCAGTATCGTTATCGGATGTAATTTAACTTGGAGTGATTTCTGTGGATAAGCAAACGCATTATAGAAAAGTATTTAAAAGCGACCATTTGGGCGTTGCAGACCTTGAGGAGTTTTTAGAGAAAGGAAGCCCCTTAATCTTTACGGTAAGCCATGTTAATCAGGAGATGAACGCCAAAGTAGCAGGTAAGAAAATAAACGCTAATATCGCCTATTTCGAGGAGAGTATAAAGCCGTTAGTTTTAAACGCTACTAACTCAAAAACAATGAGTAAGTTAACGGGTAGTAGTTTTGTTGAAAACTGGGGAAATCTGACTATTCAACTCTACATTGATAGAGATGCTCGGTTAATGGGTGAAGTTGTCGGGGGCGTGAGAGTTAGCCCTAAAGTGGTCAGAACTCAAAAACCAGTCATAACCAAAGACACCCCTCAAAAATGGGATAACGCTAAGAAAGCATTTATTCGTGATGGTAATTTTGACAAGGTTTTAGCTAGAGCTGATATTTCGCAAGACGATCAAAATTTAATGATTGGCGAGATTAATAATGTTTAAGTTCATTGATATAGCTCAGAATACAGAAGAGTGGTTTGCGCTCCGTGGAGGTCGACTAACTAGCTCTAAACTCGGCGTTGTTATGGCGAGTTATGGTAAAGCGTTCGGTGAGCCAGCGAAGAAATACGCGGTTAATATCGCAATTGAGCAGATAACAGACAATGCAATACCAAGCGATTACTCAAACGCTCACATGCAGCGCGGCCACGAACAAGAGCCAATCGCAAGAATGCTGTACGAAGATGATAATTTTTGCGATGTTGCGGAAGGTGGTTTTTTTATGTCTGACTTTGTGGGCTGCTCGCCTGATGGTTTAGTTGATAGTGATGGAGTGATTGAGATTAAGTCTGTAATAGCCTCAACTCAATATGCAACCGTTAAACGCCAATCATTAGATCCTGCTTACAAGTGGCAATGTATCGGTAACTTAAAGTTTACCGGTCGTAACTGGCTTGATTTTGTTAGCTACTGCTCAGAATTTCCAGAGGATAAGCAGCTTTTTGTGCATCGGTTAAATAAAGACGATTATCAGAAAGAGTTTGAAATGATTGATTTGCGTATCAAAGAGTTTAAAAAGCTCGTAGAAAAATCAAAAGAGATTATCTTAAATAACCAGTATTCGATTTAATCCCCTGTTCCCACCGCTTATATAGGGTGGGCTTTTTAAAGAGGTAGATATGAATCACAATCTAACGCAAATGATTATAGATGGCTCAAAGTGGTGGGGGTGTGACGATTGCGGATGTACCTTTATTGATTCTTACTGGTGGTTTAACGGTAAGAAATCAAAACTTGAGCCAGAATGCAGCGCTGACAATCTGGATTGGGAACGACAGGCTGAAGATGGAGATTTAGAGTGGGATTAGTTGGATCTAGGGAGGCGGCGAAAATAATAGGGCTTTCTACAAACAAGAAAATCCACAACACAACATTTTTTAGATATCGATCAATAGGTTTAATCCCAAAACATAAGGCTGGCAAGGTAAGTGACCGTGACGGACTTAAATATTCGATAGATGAAATAATGGAATCAATTGATTTAATAATTGAATATAACAATAAAAGTGCTAGCGAAAAGATTAAGCTTGGACTTAAAAGAAAGCTTGAAATTAAAGGTTTCGATTTAGCTTTTAATTTAATGAAATAAAGTTTGATAAATGGTTAAAACAGGTCTATTGTTAATGGGCGGTCGGGACTTAGCGGTTCTATATCAATTTCGCCATTGACGATCGTTTTTAACCTACCAGGCGATAAACTATAGGCGAATAGTTATGATCAAAACAAATCAAGATGGTATCCACGAATATTCAAACGGATACAACACATATTACTTTATTAATCAGCATTACTACGGGCTTAGACTTGGCTTGAGACTTAATGATTTATCTGTCATTGCAAAAACAGCTTGCTTGATTATTGACAAAGATGGTCTTAAAAATAAAACTATGTGGCCTCAAGTGACAAATAGATTAAGACTTGTAGGTAAATTTAAAGAACTTCAGCGTACTAAAAACTTACAGGTAAAAGACAATGAATGACTTTGAGAATGATTTTATAGATAAGTATTCAGATTCAGAATATAAAGAAATTGAAACCTTAATTAATAAGGCTTTTGACTCTGAGAAATCTTGCCTTATTACAGGCGATAACTGGAGTTTAAGTTTAGATGTAGAGAAGCATCACAGCCTTCAGTATACGTATCATATAGAGCTATCAAAAGAGGTTGCTGGCTGTGATGATGAGGAGGTTAATATTTCCTTTGAGAACGGTATAAACAACGGTACCCAATTAATCGATTACAGTCTTGAAGGCGCACCATCAGTGAGTCACACGAAAACAATTGAGGTTCTTGACGATCTGTCGGTTGATTGGGATTGGTACGATAGATATTTACCAAATGTAAATAAAAAACTTGTAAAGATAATGTTAGAAAGTCACAAATTAAATATTTTAGATCTATATTCCAAACAAAGTTATGATAATTATTTCACTGGCGGCGGCACATTAGGTACAGACAAACATTATAAAGATAGATTTGCCAAGTGTTCAGATATGAAGCTTCACTGGAATTGTATTTATAAAGAAATAGAAGTCGATAGAAACTTTGTTTAACGGGATTCCCTACAAGTCATAGAGTATATGGCTTAGAGTATCAATTTTGATAACTATTGACTGAAATTAAAAGGTAAGTATTATGGTTTTATTGCGCGGCGATTGCGTCGAAAGAATGATAGAGCTTGATGATAATAGTGTTGATCTCGTACTAACAGATATACCCTATAACGTAACTAATAGAGCTGATAACGGGTTAAGAAATTTAGATAAAGGTAAGGCGGATGTAATTACATTTAATTTAGAGGAAGCTCTAAATGAAACGATTAGAGTGTGCAGTGGGAGCTTTTATATTTTTTGCAGTACTGAACAGGTAAGCGGCATTAGATCGTTTTATGTAAAAAACAGGTGTACTACTAGATTGTGCATTTGGGAGAAATCAAACCCAAACCCCATGAATGGCCAGCACGTTTGGTTAAGTGGTGTCGAGTGTTTTATATACGCTAAGAAAAAATGCGCTACATTTAATGAGCATTGTAAAAATACGGTTTTTAAACATCCTGTCCCTCGAGGTAAGTTACACCCAACGATGAAGCCCATAGCATTGCTTGAAAGACTTATCGAAGCAAGCTCAAACGAAGGTGATACCGTTCTAGATTTCACAATGGGTAGCGGCACCACAGGTGTGGCCTGTAAAAATACTGGCCGCTCATTTGTTGGTATTGAGCTAAATGAGAATTACTTTGATATAGCGAGAGATCGTATTGATGAAGCGTAAAGGTATGCCCCATAACTCAATAACCATCAGTGCTTGACTATTGGTTATGATGGGTTTAAGCTTAACTCATGTATTAAATAGTCTAATAAATAAAGGTTTTACATACATGGCTTTGCCAGAGTTAATCGAGAAATCAGATCAGGAATGGTTATTTAAATTAACCAAGAAGCAAAGTAAATGGCCTGAAAGAGATTTATGTTTGTTGGCTTTCTTCTTGGGTTCGCCATGCGAGATATTAGAGCTTAATAAAATAACTATTTCAGACGTGTTAAACGGCGATATGATTAAGAAGAGTTTTACTATTCGAGGCGATAAAGCATCTAATGGTGAGTACAGAATAATGCATATTAAACAGGATATTGCCACGCTGTTAAAGAAGTACATTAAATCGATGGATAATGTATATAAAAATGAATTCTTATTTAGGACTTTAAAGGGTGAGCCTTTTGCAATAACGACTATTAAAGGAAGGGAGCGAGCCGACTCTCTAAAACGCCACATATTAGACTTATTACGTGAAGGTGGCATAGAGAACCCAGGCTCACAATCAGGGCGCAGAACGTTTGCCACGGCTGCACATAGAAAGGGTGAGCACATATCTACAATCCATTGGCTGCTAGGTAACAAAATGCTTGCAACAACTAAACGATTAATCAATAGCGACCCATTAACCATGGGTGAAGTATCAAAGGGAGCTTTTTAAGATGAAGGCAAAGCAAAAAGAAACCTTAAGAATCAACAATCTATTGCAGCAGTTAGATAAAAATAACGGCTATTTCGAAGTGATTTGTGAGGCGTTGAATATCGATCATGATTCAAGATTAAATGAGATCTTGGCAGCTATAAATAACTTAATGAGTTCTAACGGTTGGGTAAGCATAGATAAAGATCTACCACAGAACGATTTTAATGTTATTGGGTGTTGTGATGATGATGTGTTTGAGTGTCACCACTACGATGACGGGGCGTTTGATGATTGTATGGGTGAGCCAATAAAGGTTGAATTCTGGATGGATTTACCTCAATCATATTATCAAATTAAAGATCAGCAAGGTAAATAAGGAAAATTTTATGATAAATCCATGGCAGAAAAGGCCGTTAAATGAATGGTCAATATGCGGCATGAATCACTATCACGTTAACGGTGAAAAATTTCTCTTTGTGTCGATGGTTAAGGATGGACAATGTATTACTGAAGAAGGTAAGGACGACGAATATCTATGGAATCGTCTTTGGCATAAAACAATAGAGCTCCAACCATAGGAATTTTTTCATGAACGATTTTAAATTAAATACGGCTCTTGCTGAGCTATCATTAGCATCACTAGGTGACGATTGGAAAGTTTGCTCTAAAGGCGGTGATGTGGTTGTTTATAACTCTCACATCACTACGATCTTTAATTTTAATGATTGGAATTTATTAATGCCTTTAGCTCTTGAAAATCATATTCAAATTTATGTACATTCTAAAGATCACTATAATATTGATGATAATATTGCTGTACACAAAAGTAATGTAAGGCGTGTGATAGCTGAATGTTTATCAAAAGTATCAACTAAATGATTACGGGGAAAGTTTTATGAGCAAGCAAACAGAAGAAAAGCTTAATATATTAATGGGTCTGACTGGTGAAAACTTTCAGGTTAATGGTTATCAGAAGTTGGGCGGTGAATTGTCAAGGGCGTACTACGATTACAAAAAAGAACTTAAAGAGTTTCTTGGTAAGTTGAGAGAAGAGACAAAGTGCGATCAGACTAAGTATGCAATTGATGATTTTTTAAATTAGTTACGGGGAAAATTATTATGAACTCAATAGGTGATATCCATGGTATTAAAATAATAGCTAACGAGGCTATTCCTGATGGTACTATTTTTGTAAGTCCCAATGATTTTTTGATGTTTAAAGACCCCGAGAAATGGCAGGAGATCCAGGAAAAAGAAACCAAAGAAATGACCGATAAGCTAGAAGTGTTATTTCCAACCAGCCAATCATAGGAAACTTTGACATGTCAATTGGAACTATGCCAGAACATTTAATGAGAGGTTTTGCTGATCAGATTTGCGGAATCAGACTAATATCAAATACATTTTTACCGGTATTTTGTGAAGTACCAGTGAGAAAGCACAAACTTAAAACTTGGATGACTAAAACAAAATATCACCTCAGAATTCAAAAGAAGTGGAATAAAAGGTTTGGCTTTAAAACTGAGAGAGCCTTCTACCGACATGGTGATAGTTTGAGCGCCCATCCAACCAACATCGAGCTTGTGAAAAACTTGCTCTAACCTTAACCGGAAATTTTTATGCAGTTTGAAAGAATTAAAATAGAAGATGATCCGAACTGGATTGAATGTTTTGCTACATCAAAAGCGGATAATGGCGACATGATTAAACTTTCTGTTTGGCTTTCTTGTAGCGGTTTTATGGCGTCTAAGACAAACCTATCAACAAGTGAACGAGGTGTTTACCGTCTTGATGCAGAGTGCTTAAAAGATGCAAAGAAAGAGGCTATAGCGTGGTTTGTTGGTAAGCCGATTAAATTAAAACGAAAGAAACTTAACTAATGGGGAAAATTTTTATGAGCATTAACACAAGTACGACTGCAGGAAAAATTATGGTTATGCAGGCTTCTGAAGCAGGTAAAGTCATACAGCAAAGTCAAGAAGGTGGTGAATGGCACACTTTGATAAATCCTTTATGGGATTGGTGTGAAAGTGAGTATAGAGTCAAACCTGAAACAGTCGAAGAGGCGATAAAAGAATTCTCTAAAACTGGTGTAGCTATGGCTTGCAGCATTACTAGCCTAGAAATAGGTTTTAAAGCTGGCGCAAAATGGAAAGAAGATCAATTAAAATAGTTACGGGGAAAATTAAATACTAACTTTTCAATAATTAGTAGTTGCCGTCAATTTAACTCATTTGTGCTTTGTCAATCAATAAGTTAAAATGGTGACTCAAATCAACCAAGGTTTTAAAATGTCGATACAATGTTTACTTTACGGCTGTATACATACGGCTGGCTCATTCTCAAAGATGGTGAAGATCATATTTGGGGATTTGGTGGCAAAGAGATAGCGCTGGCTGTAGCTAGTGTTAACTCTATAGATTTGACTTTTGAAAACTGTGAATTAAAAAAGGTAGCTTAATGAAGAACGGAGAAGGTCAAACCAAACCCAAACCAGGTGATGGCGGCGAGACAAAACCAAAGGTTAACTGATGCACACTGCGGTCTTAATTTTTCTTATAGGTGCTAGCTGTATGCTGCACCTTGATCAAAATAGGATATCAATCTTAATTTTTGCCGCTATATGCGGTTTTTTTCAATTCTTTCATAACAAAATTTATTACCTTGTCGGCTCTGATTATTATTTAGGTGCTGCACTTATAGATTTATCAATAATTCATTTTTTATCAACCATATCAAAACCTACGGGGTTAATTCGAATATTACAGAGAGCTTGTGTGTGGCTTATTTATATGAATTTATTTGGATTGATTATCTATAATGCGTATATTGAACACTTTATCTATAACTTTTTATGTGAATCGCTATTCTTAGCGGTTTTACTATTTACTGTCTTTAAAGGTGGTTCTGGTGGGATTTATAGAAATAATAACCTACATAGCAATTTTCATCCTCATTATCATACGAGCAAGATCGCTTTGCGAACAAACAAAAAGGCGATTAGAAATTGAAGAACTTAATAATAAGCTCAGTTCAAGAGATAGCTCAGCATCCCAAAACAGCAATAACAGTGACAAGCCTAACAACGGTTAGCGGTTTTTTCCATTGGGTAGAGGCAAATATAAGCTTAATGTCGGGTATTATCGGCTTAATAGGGTCGGTCATTCTTGTAATTATTCAAATAAAGAAATCCAGAAGAGAAAAAAAAGAGCACGAATTGAAAGTTAAGTTAATGGAAAAGGAGCTTAACGAGTGACTGCCAGAAAAATACGCGGCCAAGATTCATGGGGTTCCGGAGCATGGCAGGCTTCAAGAGGTGAGGATGATGAAGGCAACAAAATATATCACAACGGTGTTGACCTAATCAACAAACCACTAAATTCAGAAGTTGCATTTTGTGACGGTGAAGTAACAAAAATAGGCTACCCATACTCACAAAGCCCCTGCAACCCATCTTGGAGCGACGAAAAGAAAACAAAGCATCGACGTAAACGAAACTTAAGATACGTTCAGATAACCGATTTTCAAGGCGTTAAGGTGCGATTATTTTACATAGCGCCATCAGTAGCCCTGCATGATAGAGTAAAGAAAGGCGATCCAATTGGCATAGCGCAGGATTTAACAAAGATTTACCCGGCAGATAAGACTCACAAAACAGCAATAACCCCTCACGCTCACATTGAGTGTATAATAGGTGATGGTTTTGTTGAGCCTATCGAATATTTAAATATTGAGGTTGAATGATATGAGAGACGATTACGAATTAATAATTGACGGTCACGACCCTGTTATTGAAGGTGGTGGCGGAGCTATAAGCACAAAGGAAGGGCAATGAACTGGTTAAAGAAAAGACTTAAATCAAAAACTATCTGGTTAACCTCCATAGCGCCCTCTATCGTGGGTTTTATGACTATGTACTCAAATACATTAAGAGAAGTTTTAAACGGCAACTACCCTTATGTACTGGCTTTCTTCGCTGCTTTAGCGTGGTATTCACGAGAAACCACTGATAAATCTCTGGATGATAAGTAATGCTTAAAGGATTATGGATTAAAATCAGTGGTCTTTTGCTTACCTTATTGGGGTATTATTTTGTTAAAAATAAATTTCAAGCGCATAAAATTGAAAACCTCGAAGAAGAAAACGCAGCTCATGAGGAGTTAGACACTATTCAAAAAGCAGTCAAAAAAGCCGAAATCAAAGCGGAGGCGAAAGAAGATGCAGAAATTAAAGATTTTGATGATTCTGATTGGCGTGACAATATTTAGTAGCTGTACAACTGTTAAACATAAGAAAATACACGATCCATTAATCTTGCCGCATAACTGCAATTTTAAAAAGCTAACTAATGAAGAAAAGATTAACGTATTCCCAAAGCCGTTAGATACTAAAAACCTAACGACAAAAGACCGCATGATTGAATCTGTAGGCCGTAAGATTTACCGCAATCAAAACGACTGTAAGCTAAGGCAAGAGCGAGTAAACACATTGTTAAATACGCATAATGAAGAACACAAAAACTGATCTAGATGAAGTAAAGCACATCATAAAGGCGCGATATTTAAAGCGGAATAAAGAATATAACGAGAGAATGAAGGGTAAATAATGGTTAAATATATTATCTTAGCTTTAATGTTTGCAAGTTTTGGCGCGCTTGCTGAATACACATATAACAAACCGTTAATCATCTTGTTAGATGAAAATAAAAATAAAGTCGAGGGTGTCACTGGTTCAACTGATTACGCCAGATGCTTACAGAAAGCCAGTAATTTAAGCGCCGGGACTTACTATTGTCAACAGCCTGACATTCGAGTTAATGTAACTCAAGAAAGCAACGAAACAGTTATATCATGGGATGCGCCCACAGAATTCACAGACAACACAAAAATAGATAAAATAGATGAATTTAGGATTTATATCAACGATGAACCTGTAACCCTGACTGGCGATAAATCAACGCACGTGGTTAGTTTACCTACTGGAAATCACAGTTTTTACGTGACAGCAGTAGTAAATAATATAGAATCAAGCGCATCAAATACAGTAACAAAAACAATTAATTAGGTAGATTATGACTGTTATTTTGCTAAGCGTACCTAATACAGGTACTAGATTTACCGGAGGCTTTCTGGAGAGCTTAGGGGTTAATTATCGACAGTATCATAGTGAGCCTGCATTATATGAAGATTTGCAGTGGGAGTCTGGAAAAGCCGTGATTCCTATGAGAGATCCTGCTTTACAATGGGTTTCTACTCATTTCAGCAGAAATCTTGAAGGGTTTGATCAAACACTAAAACTCTGTGTAACTTATTGGGATTTACTTGATAGGTTAGAAAAACTATTTGATGTTACTTATTTAAGATTAAATGCGGATGATTTCCAGGGAGAATTAAAAAAAGTAGCCGTGCATTGTGGCACTACATTAATAAAACATTACGAAAATAAACCGGTTGGAAGTGTGCTTAAAGATCCTATAGGTTATGATCTTTGGGATATTCATAAAACTGAAGAAGTGGAAGTTGCCCTTAAACCCTACAGGATAAAGTATGGATATTTGCCTGATAATATTAGCTGATCCTGCGGAGGGTTCGACTTACCGACCAGGTGATATAGTTGAAGTTTCGTTACAGGGTAGTAGTCCTTGCAGGCATCCTAGACTTGTAATGATTAAGATTAATGATGTGCCGGATAAAGCTCCTCCAGATATATTACTAAGAAGACTCAAGCTTGGTCTTTGTTCAGAAATAAAAGACGCTAGTAATTTAGCTAATATGAGAGTAATACGAAGGCGAAGATGGTCGATTGATTATTCTTTAGTGCCAAAATCAATCAAGGATGAGTTGAGAGATAATAAAGAGGTTACTGGCACATGGGAGCAATTAAAAAGCGTATTAGTTAGAAGGATTGTAAATGTGGAAGAAGATGACACTCAAGACACGCTCATCGTTATAACAGAAGATGATTTATAATGACTGATGTTTTTGTTAGAACAACGGCTGATGCGGGTGGCGATGGAACTACTAACACTGATTCTAGTGGCGATGGATCCCACGCTTATAATAGCTTGACGGTAGCAGAAGCAGCTGAGCAGGGAGATATAACATTAGCAGCTAGCTTGGATTTTCAGTGTTTTGGTGGGGCTGATTCAGGCGCAACTACTTTTGATGCAGCTAGCTGGACAGTGGACGCTACACATTTTGTAACAATATCAGCGCAAGTGTCACGAACGGCTGCTTTTAATGCAAGTAATTATCATAAAATCACCTCTGGAAACTATCAAGATTTAATTTCAATAGAAATTCCTTTTACTGTTACTGATGGGTTACAGTTCAAAGTAGATCATATAGGAAGTACTTGCATTAAAGCAACAAGATCCATACAGGCTATTAATAATATTGGTGAAGGAAGTGCTGGCGCAAATAAGAGAGGATTTGAATTTGTATCAACCGGAACTGTTGCAGATTTAGTTGCTGTGGTCAATAATGTATTTTATGATTTTGGTCATAGAGCTTTAGATTTAACTGGCAGTAATTCCAATGCAATTTTAGCAATATATAATAATACTTTACCTGGCAACGATATAGGTATTTTTACCTCGTCAACACATGCTGCCAGCTCTAGAATATTTAACAATATAATTACAGGAAGCACTACGGATTACTCAACGAATGGCACATTTACAACTGACAATAATTTATCATCAGACGCAACAAGCCCAAATACGGCGCACAGAAGTAAAACGGTTACTTACACTGATGCGGTTAATGATGATTATTCAACCGGTGACGCCGATGTGGTAACATTAGGAACTGATTTAACATCTGATTCGCTATTTCCATTTTCTACTGATTGCCTTGGCGTGTCGAAAGGTTCTAACTGGGATATGGGTGCTTTTCAGGATGTTGGAGTAGGTGGGGTTACAATACCTGTTATAATGAATCATCTTAGAAATCAGGGCGTAAGATAAATGCAATATTTAAGACAATCAACGGCAAGCCAAGAGATCAGTTTAGGTCAGTTCCTAGATTCAACCGATGGAGATACCGAGGAAGGTGGTTTAACTATTGCTAATACTGATATTAAAATCAGAAAGCACGGCGGAACAACCTTAATTAATAAAAACTCAGGTGGTGCAACTGTAATATCTAATGGCGTTTATCAGTGTACACTAGACGCAACAGATTCAGATACCGCAGGAATGCTTGAGATTTATGTTCATGTTGCTGGCGCTCTAGCTGTAAAATCAGTTTATACAGTATTAACCGCAACTGCATTTGATGCTTTATTAACCGGCACGTTCAATAATTTAGGTGGAACAGCGCAAACAGGGGATAGTTACGCAATTGTAAACGACTCAGTGTTCGGTAACTCAGCGCTCAACGATAGTCTTAGTCAGATCGCAAATGTCGGTGCAGCTATTAATGTATCAACTATCGCTGCACCAAACGGCTTTACATTAACAACCGGGTCGGAGGTTAATGATGAGGATGCTACAGTTCCGCTAGATGGTACTCGTCATGAATTAACTGATGCCGCAGGCACGCTTGACGCGATTTATAAATTTGATATAGGTGGTGATGCAGCACCAGTAAGTGTTACTTTTACTGGAGTATATAATAGCAATAATGACAGCTTTATAATTTCAGCCAATACAGGGACAGACGCATCTCCAGTCTGGATTCAACTAGGTACTCTAGTCGGGACAAATTCATCAAGTGATGTGGTGCATACATTCACTATGTTTTCTAATATGGTTGTTTCTGATATTACAGGTCAGGTTCAGGTTCGCATTAACAACACAGGATTAACAAGCTCAAGCTTTGATACCGATCAGGTGTTTGTATCAAAATCATCCACTTCAAGATCAGTTGGTTATGCTGGAGGGTCGATATGGGTTAATACCGGTGCATCAAATACCAACACCGAGCCTTTCGTTGATGGGGTTGCAGATAACCCTGTATCAACATGGGCTGCAGCACTAACTCTTTCGGCAAGTCTTGGTATAACAGACTTTCACATTGTAAACGGATCAACAATTGCATTAACTGGAGCTAGTGATAACTTTTCACTGTTTGGAGATAACTGGACTCTGCAACTAGGAAATCAATCGATATCGGGAGCGCATTTCCAAGGTGCGGTAGTTAGCGGTATCGGAACGGGAGCAGTAAGGCCTGAGTTTGATGGTTGCGAGATGGGTTTGTGCACCTTAGTTCCCTTCGTTGCCAAAAATAGCGGGTTAAATAGTATAATAACATTCTCAGCGGCCGGAGATTATGAGCTAGCAATGTGTCACTCGTCTATTGCAGGCGCATTAACCCCTGAAATTGATACAGGTGCAACTGTAGCGAATGTTAATTTAACAATGCCAGGGTATGAGCAAGGCATAGAAATCAGCAATCTTAATGCGCTTGGTACTGATTTATTTAGTATAAGCGGAAAAGGCCAAATAATTTATGCCGCATCTTCAAGTGGGACGGTCAATCAGCGAGGAGACTGGAAAGTAACCAATACTGGCGGCGTAACAATTACAGCAGATGACAACACAACTAAAGTTGATGCAATACCAACCACAGCAATGAGGGGTACTGACGGAGTTGATACCGCAACTATGCGCGGAACAGATGGCGTTGACACTGCGACCATGAGAGGTACAGATTCTGCTAACACAGTAGTCCCACCATCAGTCGCACAATTTAATGCTAGAACACTAATGGCGTCTGCATACTTTGATTTTACTGCTGATAGTGTGACAGTAGGAACCAACAGTGATAAAACAGGTTATTCTCTATCATCGACAGGTTTAGACGCAATTGCATCAACGTCAATTGGAATGGTAGAAATAGCCAAGGCAATATGGGATAGAGTGCTAACAGGCGCAACCCATAATATAATTAATTCTGCTGGAAAGCGCGTTAGAGATGTTATTGATTCGGTTGTAATCTTCACAGATACCGCTCAAGCCGGCTCGACAAATACAATAACACTGTCAACCGGAGCATCATCAGTTGATGGTACTTATGACCCTTCAGATGTGACGATTGTATCAGGGACTGGTGCCGGTCAATCGAGATTAATTCTTCAGTATATGGGGGCGACTAAAGTCGCCACTGTTGATAGGAACTGGAAAGTAACACCAGACGCCACTTCAGTATTCACTATTACGACAAATGCAGGTAGGGAGCATGTTAATGAAGGAAACGCTCAGGCAGGCACATCAACAACAATTACCCTCAATACGCTAGCAAGCTCAATAGATGATGTTTATGTGGGTCAGATTGTTTTTATTCGGTCTGGTACGGGTGACGATCAGGCGGGAATAGTGATTGATTACGATGGTACAACTAAAATTGCAACATTAGATAAGGCGTGGGGCGTAACTCCTGACTCAACATCAGGTTATGTAATGATACCGGCCAGCCCCGTAATATTGGCAAATACAACGCATATTGGGGCAGTCATACCAACAGTTTCAACAATAACAAATAGAGTTACTGCCAACACCGACCAGATAGACGGCAATACAACTGCAGCGACTAACTTACAAAAATCAGCTTTAGCAATAACGCCAGGTGCAGCAATTACCGGCACCTTATCGACAACAGAAATGACAACAGACTTAACTGAAGCAACAGACGACCACTATAACGGGTTAATTATTAAGTGGACTTCAGGCGTGTTAAACGGTCAAGGAACGGATATAACAGATTATGACGGCACAGCCAAAAAACTAACTTATACAGCAACAACCGAAGCCCCGAGCAACGGCGATACGTTTGTAATCTTATAATGGCAATTAAAACAAGACAGGGATTAATTGGAATAGCAAGAAGCCTTTATGGTTCATTCTCTGGTAAAACACCGTTTATTTTTACAGGCCAAACTTTTGTTGTCGTTGGCACTATGGACACAACCGGAATAACAGCATTATCAAGCATGACAACTAAAACTACTGTACAATCAGCTATGGATACAACTGGCGTCACTGTTACAGGCTCAATGGAGTAATTATGTCTTTAAAAGTCGGAGAATCAAACGAATTATTCCAGTATGCGGTAGGTATTGATATTTCGGCTAATACTTCATTAGATTTAAACTTCACTGATCCAGATGGTGTTGAGACAACCATATCAAACCCAAGAGTAACAGTCCCTGCAGTCGTATCAGGCGCACTTTTAGCAAATGAGTACATGGAATTTAACGTATTAGTAACCGATTTCACAAAAGCGGGTAAGTGGCGTGTATGTGGAATAAGAACCGATACAGCCACAACGCCCGATACAATCACAATAGGCGATGAAACTACTTTTGATATTGAGGATGGTTGCTAATGCCAAAACATACCGGCAAGAAAAGATCCAAGAAAAAGCCAATTCCAAAGAAAACCACACCTAAGCGTAGAGCAATCAAATAAACACATTTCTACTATTTAACCGATTATGTTAATATAAGTTATTGGCAAGTTGCCAGACTATTAAAATCGAGTCGATTAAATGTCAAAGACCAAAAATAAAGCAGAGCCTAAAGATGTAGGTGGCGCACCAACAAAATATAAAAAACAATATAACGAACAAGCTAGAAAATTATGCTTGCTCGGATATACAGACATTCAATTAGCTGATTTCTTTGAAGTTACAGAGAAAACCCTCAATAACTGGAAGCATGCACATAAAGACTTTTTACAGTCCTTAAAGGCAGGTAAAGACCTTGCGGATGCAGATGTGGTCGCAAGTTTATACCAAAAAGCCACAGGATATTCATGCAAAGATACTAAATTTGCAACTCATGAAGGCAAAATATCAGACGAAAAAGAATACACAAAAAACTATCCTCCCTGCCCTATATCAATCAAATACTGGCTTAATAACCGCCAAGCAAAAACATGGCGTGAAAGAGTTGAAATAGATAATAAAAACCCAGGACAACAAAGTATTATGCCTATGCCAACTGCAGATAGCGTAGAAGGCTGGGAAGAAGTGGCGCAAAAACAACAAGATTCAATGTTGAATAATGCCTAAAATAGCCTTTGAGCCGCAAAAGGGCGGCCAGTCCCTATCCCTATCATGCCCCTGCAATGAAATCCTGTTTGAGGGCACTCGCGGAAGTATGAAGACAGCGACTCAGCTTATGAAGTTCAGGGCTTATGTTGGTATGGGTTATGGCGCATTCTGGAAAGGCGTGATATTTGATGTTAAATACAAGAATTTAGATGACATAATTTCTCAATCAAAAAAGCTATTTTCAAGATTTAACGATGGAGCAAGGTTTCTGTCATCGCCATCAGAATTAAAGTGGGTTTGGCCATCGGGTGAAGAATTGCTTTTTAGATATGAGGAAAGGGCTGCTGGATACTGGAATTATCACGGACAGGAATATCCATTTATAGGACATAATGAGCTAACTAAGCGTCCAGACGATGAGTTTTACGAATCAATGTTCAGTTGTATGAGGACATCATTCAGACCAAAAGATTACCCTAAAGAAGACGGAACACTTTTACCGCCAATACCATTAATGTGCTTTTCAACCACAAACCCTTTTGGCGTGGGTCATTCATGGGTAAAGAAGCGATTTATTGATCCAGTTCCAAGAGGCACAGTTAATCGAATAATCACCAAAGTGCCTAATCCAATTACAGACAAAGAAGATGATGTACTGATAACTCGCGTCGCTATTCACGGCTCATGGAAAGAGAATAAGTTTATTGATCCGATTTATTTAGCTTTTTTAATGAACATTAAAGATCCTAACAAAAAGAAAGCGTGGGTTTATGGTTCGTGGGATGTGACAAGTGGCGGGCGGTTTGATCACTTATGGAACCCTGCTATTCATGTTGTAAAGTCGTTTGATATACCTGAATCGTGGCACGTTGACCGCTCTCATGATTGGGGAGAATCTAAGCCGTTCAGTAATTTATGGTTTGCAGAGGCAGATGGATGCAGCGTAGAGATAGAAGGCAAGGAATGGACTCCCGCAAAAGGCTCTGTTATTTGTATAGGTGAGTATTATGGATGTGAACCCGACTTAATAAACACCGGATTAAAAATGTCTGCTTCAAATGTGGCTAAGGCTGTTAAATGGGTTGACGGTAGGTTGGAGGGTAAAGACACCCCCGAACCTTTCAAAATAAAAGGTCAATTAAATATTGTCCCTGGACTTATTAGCTCAAGAGTTTGGGAGGGTGCTGCAGATAGCTCAATTTTCAATGATAACGACGAAAGTATATCTTTAGCTGATAAAATGGAGGCTCAAGGCGTTAGATGGGAGAAAGCAGATAAAAGGCCGGGTAGCCGTGTTGCTGGCGCTGCTTTAATCTGCGAGATGCTAGAGGCTGCCATTGAAGCTAAAGAGAGTCAGAGCGGCGTAGGTGAGCGCCCAGCGGTGTATTTTATGGAGCATTGCAGAGGAATTATATCAAGATTGCCTGTTTTGCCAAGAGACTCAAAGAATCCAGAGGATATCGATACGGATGCAGAAGATCATGATTATGATGCGTTTAGGTATCGCGTAACGTCATTGACAAGACAGCCGTCAATGCCACCACGAATCAAACACTTTTAACTACTTATGCCTAATAAATTTAGGTTTTGCTTGCATGCTGTCGCCCGGATGCAAGTCGTCGATACCATTACCGCCTTGACCTCCACTACCGCAATATTTATGCGCATTACCAACAGTAACTAATATGGATTTCATTTCTCTTTCAACCCTGTCAAGCTCCTTGAACTCTAAGATTTTAGCTTCTGCAGCTTTCATTCCAGCATCAACAATACGGTCAAGGCATTCAGGGTAGTTTTGAGGGTAGTTGAAATCAAATTTAATTTCTTTCTGCATCGATTCACGTAATGCGCTTAATTTAGACGCGTATTTTGCTCCACATACTACAGATAACGCTAAAGCAGCAAAACCATAGTTGTCCTGCTTGATTTTAAATAACTCAACCTCAAACTCAGATTGCAGCTTCTTAATCGAAGCTTGCTTATTTAGATTACTTTCCATAGCATCAATTAAACCATTAGTGCAATCATGGCAGCAAGCAGGATTAGACGCGTCTGAGCAACCCTTGCGCCACTCTTCAATCATTTCTAGTAAAGTCACAAAGATACTCCTTCTCTAATAGCTCTTGGTTGTAGTTGATCTCTAAAGTATGGACACCCATTGATTCAGCGGTATTGCCGTAGAATAAATCACTACCTTCTGATAGTTCGCAAAACTGTATAAAAATAACGCTAAATATATCGTGCTCGACTCTAACAATACGGCCTACTGAACTGTATTTAATCATTACTCACTACCCCTTATTGGTGGCATCTAAAACCGCCTTCAAATCCCATTGACCGCATGAACACTCTGATGCCCACCACTGATAAGTTGCAAATCTAACTTCTTCACGGCAATTAGGACACTCAATCTTAAGACCTGTACCAGCATCACTATGACAGTCAAAGCTCTCATAATCGCGTGTTTCTTTAATTAATTCTTTGCTCATAATCATCCACCAAGTTAAATACCATTAACGGCTTTAATTACTTCTGCTAAATCTAACTCATCGACATTTTGCTTAAACACTTCACGATTCACATCAATGAATTTCTCTATTTCAGGCGTGTAACCCCAATCTTCTGGCGCATCTCCCGCACCCACTTTCCATTCCCGCCCTTCAATTCTAATTTCTTGTGTTTTTTCGACAACGGTTATTATGAATCTACTAGTCATTATTTATATCTCCAGAATTAAAAAGGCGCGCAGACTCGGACTTGAACCGAGGACTCAATGTAGACGATGCTTTCAGCAAATACTAAGCTATCTGCGCATTGAAATTAAATAATAAACGATATTGCGAATAGTGTAAAGTTAAATTTCGCCTTGACCTAACACTGTGTTGGGGGTTAATATGGCAATAAGTTAGCAATCAGAGAATATTTATGGATTTATCAGCGAGCGTTAGAATGGGTCTAGCGAAGAAAAAAATGAATCAAGAAGAATTGGCTAAGTCTCTAGGTAAGAGGCGTGAGACAGTGAGTTCGTGGTGTAACGGGTATTCAATACCGAGTAATAGCTGTCAAAATGATATGGCTAATATTTTTTGCGTTAGTGTTTCAGAGTTTATTAAGTGGGGTGAGTCGTGAGTGACGAATGTACTTGTGATGATAATGATACTGACGAACATACCTGTCCGATGAAGTCAGACGTTGATGATGATCAAGAATCTCTTTGTACTTGTTGTGAATTTTGCGAGCAAAACTGTCACGATGATATTTAACCAAAAGGAATAGAAAAATGAACCAACAGCAGGAAATCTTAAGGATCCTAAAAATCGCAGGTCGTCACGGCATGAATAAGCTATTCGCCGCTCAATACCTCCATGTGTTCGGGCTAGGTGAGATTATCGCCAGACTAAGGCGTAAAGGCTACGAGATTAAGTCGCTAATCGTCAATCAAGATACTGAGCAATCGCATATTAAATATGTTTTGCGAGTTCAAAACGTCTATGACAGGGTTATGGACGAAGAGTGTATTAATGCATTCTCAAAATAGTTGGATTTTTTAATATTAAATAATGGGGTGTCGAAATGAAAAAACAATTTATAGCTTATTTTTGGTTTGTTGGTTGGGACTGTATTAGCTTTGGCTTTCATATTTGTCCAACCAAACCCAACATTGAAATCCACCTTCCTTTTGGTTTTATTCGTATTGGATGGACTGAAGTTCGTAAAGTCAAGGCGCTTAATCATGATCAACTTGCATGGAGGGGTCACGGATTAATGGAAAGATAATGCTTAAAAAATCCCCCACAGGTAAGCTCTACATGGGCTCATGCTTCAAGCATAGATGGACTACTAGAAAGCAGGCCAAAGCAGCACTTAAGAAACAGAGGGGCGGCACACGTAGGCTTAAATCAGCTTATGAGTGCAGGCGTTGCGGTATGTGGCATCTATCGCACCTGACAGTTAAAGAGTACGAGCAGAAGGTAGCCGATTGGCTTTTAATTAAATTTTTAGAGGATGATTTGAAATGAGTGCAGATAAAAAATGTTTAGTTGATGGATCTGATGTTACAGCAGACCATAGAGAAATTAACAGTGAAACCGGACAACAAAAAGCATACGTTGTTTTAACTGAAGATGAAAGATCGAAGGGATTTATTCGGCCAGTCAGAAGGTCTTACGTTCATGATGAGTGCGGCGCATTAACCACGATGAACTTGTCTATTGCTGAAACATATGCAAGGGATCCGAAGTTTTATAGTGGTACTTTCTGTGTTGGTTGTCGAGAGCACTTGCCACTTGATGAGTTTCATTGGGATGGCACTAACGAAAAAGTAGGCTCATAATGAAAACAGCTGCAATAGTAATCGATGATTGGAAGTTGCAAATATTTCAAAAAACACTGGATAAAGAAGGTTATAAATATTCAACCCATAAAGGTATAACTCCAGACACTTTGTTATTAAAGGTTGAAACTGAGACTATTGGAAAGCTAAAACCGATAGTTGAAAGAATGAATTTAGAGGCGGCAAAGTTTAAGCTTCTTAACTGGCGAGAAATTCTATTATGAAATTTATAAGAGATGTATTGGGTGTTTGCCAAGTGGAATTGACCACAAAGGATGATGAAAATGAGTAGAGCAAGAGCAGAAAAATCAAAAGCCAGAAGAATGCTTAAAAAGCCAAAAGGTAAGTTTCATAAAATAGATTTGACCGGCAGAAATGCGCCCGAATGGATGTCGGCTGCTTACGGCAATAATCGCTATACCGTCATGGTAGATAATAACGCAAAGATGACCAACGATGTCGAGGCTATTTGTGCCATGGTTCAGCGTCACGATGACAAGCCTATACCTAATCACTGGCGGGAGATGCAGAGTATCAAAAACGAGTTATTTGGTGCTGAAACCGTAGCTGTCGAATACTATCCGGCCGAGAGTGATTTAGTCGACGATTGCAATATTTATTGGATGTGGATTATGCCTAAAGGTGTTTTGCCTGTTAGGTTGACTAAGAGGCGGGAGCTTGATAATGAGTAGAAGATATGGCAGACAGCAAAAACGCAAAGCAAGGGCTAAAATTGCTGAACTTGAACAGCAATTAGTTGATAGTAAGTGCGACACATCAATTGCAAAAACAATAGTTCAGATAGCTATGCAGATAAGCCCTAATTCAATATGTTTTGAGCCTAGGCACGGTGATTATTATCCTGAATACGCAGCTCGACCCACCTTAAGTTGTGTGAGAGTTTGCAATGGTTCTATGCCTGAGCAGGTTATTAATATTAAGCATATCGATATGTTTAAGTTAGAATCAGCATTAAAAGATAATGATTTTGATAGAATGATTCATTTCAGGTCTGGATTTACTCACCCTTATAGCCAAAATATAGAAGCTGGATATTCGATTAGCCGAGAAGGCCTTAGTTTTATACCTTTTGATTTTATAGCTAACGAGATAGCAACTCATATCAAGGCAAATATACAATGAACTTTGAAGACTTAAAAGAGTATTGTGTTGTTGATGAATGTAATGGTGACACCTGTTTAATCCCTTTTAATAATAGAGTTATATTATGCCAAAAGAGATTTGACTGCGTGAGAGATGAGGTTATGACCATAACCAAATCGGATAATAAATTAACAGTAAGGTTTTATAATGGATCAGCGATTAAAGTGGCCGTAGAATATTATGGGTTTGACGCTTATCTGCATGGGAAGATTTCGCAAATAAAACCTAAGCAGTATAAAGGTATCGGATTAGTAGGTTTCTTTAAAAGGGCTTTTAATAATTTAACAAAATAATCATGATACAATAACTCATCCAACCTATTGAGTTAAAGTATGTCACACGAAACAATTGCAGACTCGATTCTACGCAGGGAAATATTCCTTCACAGGTTTGCAAGCTTCCTTGTGAATCAAGATGTTGACGGCACAATACAATCATTCTCTCGCAAAATCCCATCATTATTAAATGAATTTGGTTCAGCCGAAAGCCTTACGTTGAGTGAGCGCCGAATAGTAACAAGAGCTGTTAACGCTGAAATGTCAAAAGCGTGGACTGGTATGTGGGATAATATAACCTCTCAAATGAACGAGATGGCGGTATTGGATGCAAAGCATGTTGCTGGTGTGTACGGTGAGATTCTAGGCGTGACATTATCAATCCCCGCCGATTCAATACTATTAGGCCATATTGCGCAGTCTGTTATGGTGGTTACATCTGGCAAAAATACCAAGGCTGGCACATGGGTTAAATTCCTGAGAGATAACGTAGACGCAGCAACCAGACAGGTCAATGGTGCAATCTGGTCTGGATATACGTCCAACCTATCAAATGACCAAATTGGTCAGAATATCAGAGGTATATTTAACCGATCAACCAAGCAATATGAAGGCGGAATATTAAACGGTATTACCAGGGCGCAATCTGAGGCTTTAGTGAGAACCGGAGTTAGTCACTTTTCAAACGGCGCACGAGATAGAATGTACGCGGCCAATACAGATATTATTCAAGGTAGGATTTTAATTGCCACATTAGATAACCGAACAACTTTTATCTGCATGTCGAGAAATCTCCAAGAGTGGGATATAACCGATAACTCTTACCCTAGGTTACCCTTTCACTTTAACGAAAGGAGCGTTTATATTGTGCGCTTGGTTGGCGATGATCCGCTTGAAGGCACAAAACCAGCTATCGGTGGTAAATCTAATGATGTAGATGACTTCAAGATCAAATTTAGAGGTAAGCGTGATTTAGATGTGTACGGCATCAAACAAGTGGCTGCAGATACGACCACGGATGACTTCCTAAGACGTCAACCGAATGCGTTTATAGTTTCAACCCTTGGCAAAACCAGAGCGGACTTATTTATCAATAAAAAATTCAGCGTCAAAAGATTCACTGATATAACAGGCCGCACTTTAACCTTGGAAGAGTTGGGAGTTTCGCCTATTTAACCAAAAATTTGTGCATTTGATTAAAAAGCGGTAAAATTGACTAAATAATTACCGGACTGTCAAATGCCTCATACTCATAATGATATAATGAATCTGCATCATCCTGACTATGATCAGACGATTGACGAAGTAAAAACCGTTCGAGATGCTATTGAAGGATCAAACGCCGTTAAGAATGGCGATAGGTCTAAAATATACTTACCCAATCCAGTCGATCCAACCGTCCTGCAAGGCCAAGATAAACAAGACGCAATAAATAGATACAAGTCATACAAAGACCGCGCTGAGTACGATAGCTTCCCTGCTCGCACAGAAAGCGGGTATTTAGGTGCGCTCAATTCAGTAGCACCAGACTTTGCAGAAATACCAAACGAATTAGAATACCTTCTTACTAACTCAGACGGCGATAATTTATCGTTAGCTGAGTCAATTGAAATAACTCAAGCAAATTTATTAGAAGTTAAATTTCATGGACTTCTGGTTGATTTTAACGGATTAACTCAGGTTGATATTAACGATGAAGAACCACAGTTAACAATTGCACAAGCAAAAGTCCTCGATATTAAAGCAACAATTAAACACTACCCAAGAGAGTCGATAGTTGATTGGGATTATGGCGTTGTTAACAATCAAAACCAATTAACGTTTGTAAAGCTTTCTGAGCAAGTTAGCGAAATCGATAAAACTACATTTAAAAGAACTACTGTAGATAATCAATTAGTGCTAGCACTTGATGAGAATGGCGAATATTACCAGCAGCAAATATTGAAAGATGAAAAAGGCAACGAAACAGTAAGCGACCTTCTTTATCCAGAAAACAATCAAGGCCGGTTAAGCTCAATTCCTTTTGAAATCGTTATTGATCAGAAGCAAAAATCATCCTCAATACCAAAAGCATTAGGTATTTTATACCCTATTTGCTTAAAAGCTATTGCTCGGTACCAGGTGAACGCGGATTTAAAAGAAGCGATACATCAAAACGCACAACCTACATCATGGTCGAGCAATTGGACAGAGCATTCCTTTGAAGTTTATAAAGAAATGACCGGCCATGACCATATAGCTGTTGGTTCAATGTCTCATATCCCCTTACCCAAAGATTCTGAAATAGGTTATTTACAATGGGACGCCGATAGTAATGCAATGTTTAAATACCTTGAAGAAAACCAAAAGGAAGCAAAAGCGCTCGGAGCCAGGTTCGATACATCAGACCCAAAAGATGAAGCTGTGGGTGTCGCAAAGCTTCGTAGTGCTGAAGAGTTAAGCGCATTAATTAACATACAATCATCAATTGAGGAGTCTTATATTAGGGTTATTGGCTGGTGCTTTTCATTTATGTCAACAAATACCGAGATTCCTGAGATAGAAATTAACCTCAACAAAGAGTTTAATAAAATCAAGCTCACAGCAGAAGAGCAGAAAGAAATTAGAGAGCACTTTATGTTTGCTCTAATCGACAAGCAAGAAGCGTTAAGGCAGCTTGAAAAAGGTGGGGTTTTGACCGTTGAAGCTGAAGAATTATTAAACAGGGCTGATATTGGTGGTGGAATTGACTAATATCTGGTTAATTTGATACAATATTAGCCTAAAGCACTATGTGACCATGTTGGTCAGTGCAAGCAATAAGTTAGGGTCTAACATAATGCAATTACAGTTCGATAATGAAGCCGACATTCCAAAAGGCGAAGAAAAGGATTTCGTGGAGTTTGAACAGGATAACAAAAAAGTATGGATGCATTCGGATTTGGCGGAGTCGAAAAAAGTAGGATTTCGACATCAAGGGCAGTTAAGCACATTAACGAAAGATTTTGAAACGTTTAAAGCGGACATTAATTTAAAGCGCGACGAAGCAACTAAAACCGCTAAAGCGGCTCAAGCTGCGGCTTTAGAAAAGCAAAAATTAGAATTAAAGGATAGTGGAAAGCTATCGGAATTACATGAATTAGAATTACAGCAAGCGGCCGATAAAAACAAGTCGTTATCTGATAGCTACACAGAATTAGAAAAAAGCTTTACAGGTTTACAAGATTCTCTAGTAGAGAAAGAAAACCTTCAGCTAGCAACTAAAATTGCTGGGCAGTACGTCCCATCAGAATTAGTGGGTTCATTCAGCAAGTTGCTAATGATGAATCACATTAAGAACGTTGATGGTAAGTCAGTATTTACTAATGCCAGTGGCGACGCGGTAGATAGTGACATGGATCGGGTAATTGAAGTTTTAAATAAAGACCCCGAACTAAAGCACTACGCTAAATTTCCAGGCTCTAAAGGCGGTTATGGTGGAAAAGGCGGAAAAAGTGGCGGTGATGGCAATACAATGTCTCGCAAAGCTTTCGACGAGCTTCCACAGCATGAAAAAAATGCAGTCGCACGAAAGGGCACAAAAATACTTAATTAAAGGTAATATACAATGGCTGACCAAACACTAACGGATCTAATTCCAGATCTATACGCGGCACTTGATGTCGTATCACGCGAGCAGGTTGGTTTTATCTCTGCCGTTACTTTAAACGCTACTGATGGACGCGCGGCAGTTGATGAGGCTGTACGAGTGCCTATCTCACCTGCGGCTAATGTTGCAGATATTACGCCCGCAATGACTACTCCAGAACCAACTGGACAAGTTATTACAAATGTCCCTATCACCATTACCAAATCTAGAGCTGCAGAGTTCGGATGGGTTGGTGAGCAGCAAAGAGGCTTAAGTAATGGCCCCGGTCATTTAACTATTCAAGCCGGTATGATGGCTCAAGCAATGCGCGCACTTACTAATGAAGTAGAAACCGACATTGCGACTCTTTACAAAAAGACATCACGCGCTTTCGGTACTGCTGGGACTACTCCATTTGCGTCTAATTTAAGTCAGACTGCAGAAGTGAGAAAGATTTTATCTGACAACGGCGCACCATTAAGCGACTTGCAATTAGTTATCGATTCAACTGCTGGCGCTAAGATGCGTACTTTGACTCAGCTAACTAAAGCGAATGAGGCAAATGACGATTCTTTATTGCGTCAAGGTGTCTTGCTTGATGTTCATGGTTTTGCTATTCGTGAATCTGCCAAGGCCGCAGTTGTTACAAATGGTACAGGATCTGCTTATACCACTGATACCGCCGGTTATGCTGTCGGCGCAACGGTTATTACGTTGATCACTGGTACTGGTACGGTGCTTGCTGGTGACGTTGTAACGTTTGCCGGTGATACTAACAAGTATGTGGTTAAAACTGGTGCCGTTGCTGCTGGCCCTATCACGTTAGCGGCTCCAGGACTCAAGGTGGCAATCGCAGCTAGTGCAACAGCTATGACTATTGGCGGTGACTTTACTTCTAACATGGCTTTCTCTCGAAGTGCATTACACTTAGTTACTCGCGCTCCTGCATTACCTGAAGAAGGTGATATGGCACTTGATAGAATGATCATTCAAGATGATCGTTCGGGATTGAGCTTTGAAGTATCTATCTATCCTGGTTATCGTAAGGTTCGATATGAGATTGCAATTGCATGGGGCTTTGAGAACATCAAGCCTGAACATACAAGTATTTTACTTGGCTAATCAATAAGGGGTGTAATAGCCTCTTTAATTTAAAAGGTGATATATGAGCTGTCCAACAGTAAAAGTTGCATGTGATAACGAGCAGGGCTTTATGATTATCAATGAGTCAGATTTTGACGACGATAATCATTTACTGTATGAGCCTAAAGCTAAGAAAGAAGTAAAAACCAAAAAAGAGCCTGCTAAAAAATAATTATGAGCTTAGTTATCGAAACAGGAGCGGGAATATCAGGTGCAAATTCTTATGTCACTGACAATGAATATGTATCATACGCTGCTGATCGCGGTTTAACTATCGGCTCGACTGCTACAGCAAGGAAGATTGAGCTTATTAAATCAATGGACTATCTTTTTAACCGCGAGAGAAATATGCGCGGTACAAGGACGCTCGACGATCAAGAAAATATTTACCCTCGTGAAAACGTCTATATTAGAAGTGTTTTGCTTGATAGTGACGCTATACCGACCGAGCTTAAAAACGCTCAAATGGAGGGTGGAATTGCTGCAAAAGCATTTGCTTTACTAGTTAACAAAAAAGAAAGTAATGTTAAAAAGTCAAGATTAGGACAATTAGAGGTTGAATATTTCGATAGTGGAAGCTGGGAAACGATACGCATTGAACGTGTTGACAATTATCTCAGACCACTTTTAGTTTCTGGCGGCATTTCTAGAACGGTCAGACAGTAATGGGTATCGCTGCAGGCACATTCCAAACTTTAGCAAATCAGTTCATGGATGACACTTTTGCGGCCTTTAAAAAATCATTAACAATGAGAACGGCCGATGCTCCGGTATTCGGCGCTCCTCAAACCTATTCTTCTGAAGTTGGCGAAGCAATACCATTATCATTAGACTTTTCGATGTTCGATAGTCAAATGATTGAAGCCGGTGATTTCTTGTTATTTACAAATGCTAGCCAATGGACGACAGACCCCAAGCTAGATAATGTTGATTTAATATTCGACGGCGTGAAATTACAAATTATTTTAGTTGAAAAGGATGCAGATGATGCAGCTTTCTTTTTAACAGTGAGAAGAAAATGAGCAACGCATCAGATTTATCAATTAGCGTTGAGTTGGCTCAAGATGTTAGTCAAGCGGCCAGAAGGACAGCACTCAAAGCATTGAATGGTGTCGTGTTAGGAACTCCAGTAGATAAAGGTGAAGCTAGAGGTGGTTGGCAGGTATCAATATCAACCCCTATATTAACCGAATCAGAAGCTATTGACCGGTCAGGTGGATTAACAATTAACAAAGGCGTTTCAACCATTGAATCAGCTAAAACTATTAAGTACCCTACTATCTGGATAGTTAACAACGTTAAACATATAACCGCATTAAATAACGGCCACAGCCTGCAAGCGCCGAAAAAATTTGTCGAAACTGCAATTAAGCGAGCTATAAGATGAAAAAAGAAACTAAAAGCAATCCATTGAAAGACTTAATTGAAAAATATCATAAACATCTAGTTTTAGAGATGATTAACGAATTAAAGATTAAAGGCTGCGATCAAAAAGCCTTGATTGAGAAGTACAAAAATAAATTACCACCGGGCATGAATGAAGAATTGGAACTGTTAGAAAATGGCGGCTAATCCGAGTACAAAGAATGCTCATGAGCAGTTAATTGAAAGATTGCTGGCTGATTTGCCGACTGGACACACAACTGCGACCGTTAAGCTACCAAATAGGACGTTTGACACGCCGGACGCATCCAAATGGTTAAGGGTGACAGTTATCAATCAAACGGCTGATAATGTGCAGGCAGGTGGTTTATGGAAGCGATACGAGTTTTTATTTGTTGTTGATTTGTTTTATCCAACTGGTGACGATACGCTTGTGCAGCTAACAGAAGCCGAAGAGATTGCGGCAACGTTTGAGAATCAAAAGTTTTTAGGTGTCAATTGTCAGGAGGCTCTAATAACTGAGCCTGGAGAAGATGGCAGCTGGTACATGGTGCAAGTCTCGATTGATGGGTACTACGAAGGCAATATTTAATATAAATTTTAGGAGATTATAAAATGGCAGCACGATTAGCAAATGGTAATGACATTAGTCTCCATTTATCCAAACAAACAGCAAAAGGCGCGATTGACGGCTCACCAGCCTTTGATGAATTTCGTAGGACAGAGGGTAAGTCTAGAAAGACCACTTCTTATGTTCAATCAACCGAAGTAAAGACCAATCGGCAGGCGCGCTCAAATATCAAAGATTCCGTCACCTATGATGGTGAAGTCTCATTTGAGATGACCGAGCAAACGATTGGCTTTCTTCAAGATGCTATCCAGGGCGTTGAGGCTATCGCCACAGTTACAGGTATTACAATAGCGGCCACAGCAACAGGGTTTACTGATTCTGGTACCGGGTTTACTCAGTCGGTTGGTGATTACATTTTCGTTAGCGGTATGGCAGCCGCAGGGCTTAATAGGGTTTATAGAGTCACAGTTGCTACGACTGGCGAGCTTACAACTTCACCCTCCCCTTCAGTAACCGAATCAGCAGGCGCAACGGCAACAGTTCAAACCAGAAAAACCACATCTGGTTCAACGATTGCTTATTACACTGGCCAGACTCGGACGGTTGATACTTCCAAGGCTGGCTCAATTGATTATTTCACGCCTTTTGATGGAATTATCGACACAGCAAGTTTTGAGGTTGGTGAGACAGGAATAGTTGCAGGCTCTATGGCGTTCAGATTTGAATCATTAACGGCTGGTACTGCAATTATATCCGGTCAAACGGATAACGCTTTAGACGCATCAGAAGTATTGAATGCAATTAATGACATAGTTAGAGTTTGGGTGGATGGTTTAGACACAGATCCAGTTTGCACTATTAAATCAATGGGTTTTGATTTCTCCAATAACTTGCAGTCAGACCAAGCTGCAGGCTGCGAAGGTGCCGAATTTGGTAATGGTGACATCACGCTATCAGGCTCATTAAATGCCCGTAACCGCATTGATGACTCGTTAGCGTGGAGAGATAGATACAATGATGGAACTAACGTTGCTATCGCTATTGAAATCACTCACAGCGCAACAAGACATACTGTTATTGAAGTCCCTCAGGCGATTATTACTGATCATACAATGCCAGATGGATCGAATGTTGTAGCGAATTCCGAAATGACTTTTACAGCTGAAGAAGATTCCAGAAATATCACTTGTGCGATATACAAAGATTGGTAGGCCGCCAATATGCTGACACTATACAGAGAGGACTTAGAAAAACACAAGAAAGGTAGTCCGTGCCATATCGCTCAGATGACCTTCTACGTTGCTCGAATTGGCACAAAAGAATCCATCTCTGAATTTAAGGAAATCAGAGAGAAGCTTTACGGCATATTCCCTAAGTCTGGAGAGATTAACGAAAACAAAGTGTTTGCTAATTGGCTTGCTTATTACGGTGTTGTTGGCTGGGAAAATGTAACGGACGATGAAAACGATGAGCCAATGGAATATACAAAAGATTCTTGCAGGCAGTTGTTTTTAACTGAGTCTTACTGGTTGAGCTTAAATCAAGCTTTAATTACTCATGCAACTAACTTTGAATGTTATCTGCACGATCAAGCTTATGATGATGTGGAAAAGCTAAAAAAAAAATAGATTGGAATGATGAGTTTAAAGACGATAAAACAGCCAGAGCGCATTGTAAAATTTTCGACATTGATTATGATAAGGAAAATCCAAAACTAAACGATAGGCAAGCGCAATTATCTAATGTTTTTTCAACTCTTAACAGGAGAAGAATAGACCACAGACCACTACAAGAGGAACATATATCCAAAGAGATAAGCCATTTGGATTACCCTGATAAAAGCCTTTATGTAATAGAATCAATTGATAGCTACTGGTTAGAACAGCAAGCGAAGAAAATAAAACAGAGAGCAAACTAATGGCGCTGGAACGAACAATTAAAATTAAGGTTGATTCGGGAGGTGCGGAGCGTAAAGTTGACAAGCTAGACGGCTCAATGAGAGGCTTAGGCTCTGCTGCAGATAAAACCAACCAATCATTCGGAAAACTTAAGACAACCGTTATTGCTGTGGCTGCAGCACTTCAGATACGTGTAGTTGCTCAGTATGCCGATGCATTTACATCATTACAAAATCAAATAAGACAAACCACCACCACGACAGAACAACTAACAAAAAGAACTGCTACATTGTTAGAGGTCGCAAATAGGTCGCGCGCTGGATTTACCGAGACAGCGGATTTATACACTCAGCTAACTTTATCAACTGAAAATCTTAATTTATCAACTGAAGAACAAATTAGACTAACTGAAACCATCAGCAAGTCATTCGCCATATCTGGAAAGTCCGCCGCAGAATCAGCAGGCGCTATTCGCCAATTAGGTCAAGCATTCGGATCTGGAGCGTTGAGGGGTGATGAATTTAACTCTATCGCGGAAGGTGCGCCCGAATTAATGAGGGCATTACAGAGAAGCTTAGGGTTAACCGCTGGCGAATTAAGAGAATTTGCGGCAACCGGTGGTATCACTGCGGAAATAATGGTAACAGCATTCTCTCAGGCTGCTGGTGTCATTGATGAAAAAATGATTAATTCAGTTGAGACTTTGGCGCAATCAATGGTAATTGCAGAAAGTAACGCGATCGCTTTTGTGGGCGCAAGTGACCTTGTGACTACATCAATGGGCAATGCTGGTGAATCAATTGTATTCTTATCTGAAAACCTTGATTCGATTGCAAATGTATTATTAGTTGCAGCCATAACAGGGTTTAGTAAGCTTACCGCCGGCGTAATACTCAATACTATTGAAACAGTTAAAAATACTGCAGCAAAACTCGCAAGCGTACCGGTAACAAAAGCTGTTAATACTGGCGTTAACTTCACAACAAAAAACATAGTTGCTCAAACTACAGCAATGAGATTATCAACTTTAGCTGCTACAGGATTAAGGGGTGCGTTAGCGTTCTTAGGTGGCCCTCTTGGAGTCGCTTTAATAGCCGCAAGCGCAATTGCCGTTTTCGCAACAAGCGCGGAAGATGCTAAGTCACCAACCGAGAAGCTCGCGGAAGAGGTCGAAACTCTAGCTGCAAGTTTTAGTAAATTAAATAGAGGTCAACTAGATGCAAAGATAAGAAATGCAGTCACTGAGGTAAACCGTCTAGACTCAGCTATTTTGGCCGCAAGGAAAAGCGGGGAAGAATTGGGGTTTTCGGGTATAGGGAAGGAAGAGGAGAAGCTAGTAAAGCTAAGAAAAGAGGCTTTATTGCTAAGGGACGCGCTTTTCGATGCTGGAGTAGCGTTTAATTTACGCGGTGCGACAGACCAAAGCGGGTTAACCGGCAAACCCAAAGTAGAAAAACAAGACGATCCATTTATCAACAATGAGAGATTCAAAACAGCAAGCCTTAAAGCTGAGTTAAACGAAAGGTTAGCCGTTCAGAGAGCGTTTAACGACACCGCAATATCATTATTTGCAAGCACGGCAGACCAAGAGCGAGCTATTACAGAATTTAATCGTTTAGCTGACCTTGCAGCACTGGAAACAGCAAAAACAGATGCAGCGCTTGATTTTGAGCAACGTAGAGAGGCTTTACTAACTAACGATAAGTTAACCTCTGAAGCCAGATTGGTTTTAGGTGCTGAATTAGAGCTGCAAGAGTTAGATCAAAAAAGAATATTTGAATTAGAGAAAACAGATATCGAGAGAACTGCAGCGGAAGATAGAAAGTTAATAGCGAAAGATGAAAGCGATACAAAAATAGAGATGGATATCCAAGCAGCAAAACAATTGGCTAACATTAATCGTCAAACAAATGGAATGATAATAGCGTTCGGTGCTGCATTATTAAAAGATAAAATTAAAAGCAAGAAGGCTCAAATTGCCATAGATGCAGGAGCTTCAGCAAGTGAAGTGTGGATGCAGATAGAAGTTGCTAAAGCGCATGTAGCAGCCCAGCTAGGTATCGCTGCAGCTCCATTTATAGCGGCATTAGAGACTCAGCGCGGCGTATCTTTAGGTATTATTGCTGCAAATTCAGTTCTTAAGCTTGGTAGTTCTGGTGGCGGTGGTGGTGGCGGTGGCGGTGGCTCTTTTCCTGGTGGAGGTGCACAACAATCTCAAGCCCAAAGACAAGATCCAATACAGCAAACAAATGTATTAGAGTTTAGAGGGTTAGCTGAAGTTGCCGCAGCTCTAGAAAATTTAGATCCTGGCGAGCAAATACCTGTAGAATTTGCACAAAGAATAGTAGCGGGAATAGCAGAAGCTGAAAGGTTTGGCGGTGAATCATGAGTAATGTATTTGTAGTAACAGCAATAACTCCAGAGCTGGGGGCGGATAAAGATCCAAGAATTGCATTTGATAATCTTGCATCTACTGCAGCAACGGTCACGGCAAGTCATGATACATCTGGGGCAGAGAAAACTTTTGACGGATTAACAACCTTAAAATGGCGACCTGCAAACGCAGCCCCGACACTTCAATTTGATGGTTCGTTTTCGGATGTGGATTACATTGCATTGGCTGGTGTAAATTGGCTGACTGCAGGGTGTTCTTTGACGGTTAAAGATTCGGGCGGGAGTACTTTGGCAACTATTAGCGGATTGAAAGATAATCAACCTGCTTTATTGATTATAGATAAGGCGGTTCAAACAACTATTAAATTTGAATTTTCATGCTCCAACACACTGCTAGAAGTTGGTGAGGTTTATTTTGGTGAATCAATATTATTCCCTCGCAACGTATCAGTTGGATATCAACCAGGCAGATGGACTAGTAACGACATTGTGACAACAAGTAGAACCGAGGCTAACCAATTCGGCCCTTCTGGTGTCCGGGCGCGGGGAACGACCGAAATATTTAAGATTAATTTCGTTGAGACTTCGTTTATGGAAACAACATTTAAGGATTTTATTAATGATGCCAAGGGATTGCCAATATTTTTCTTGTGGAATAAAAATAATAATGATCAGGCTGTATATGGTAATTGGACAGCATCAGCGCCAACCTTTGAAAGCTCATTGTTAAGTTCAATCAATATGACTATTCGGGGTGTTGCTTGAACTTTGACACTGAAAAATTAAAAGCAAGAAGAAAGGCTTTTACAGTTTTTGAAATGCATCTGGATAAAAACGATCCTGCATTAGATGCTACTTTTGCATTGCAGGCTGATAGCTATGCAACACCTAAAACAACCGATAACGCCAACGCTTTCACAGGCACTGATTTTAGGGTTTACCGATATTCTGACCAACAGCTATTTGGTGTTGATCATTTTCCTGGACTAATTAAAGCAAAGAGTAATCCCCCAAGAATCGATCCAGGTAAAACAATTGGATTTAGAGCAACCGGATCGGTAGAGCTCCAAGACTTTAACGATGGCGATCATTTTTCTTTACCACCGCCCTACGATGATCGGCGGGTTGATGGAAGCCATGCTTTAAAAACGATAGCTAGAAATCATCTTATAAACAGAAGAGGCAAAATAATCAGAGGTTACAATCCTTTTGAATACTCAGAAGCCAATGCACAAGTTGAAAATTATTTAATTGATTCATTTACGCCACCAAATGATCGAGGGAACTGGTCTGTTAATCTTGTTGATGAATTAATACTGGTCGAGACTAAAAAATCAGTAGCGCCAGAAGTAAGTAAAGGCGAGCTATCTGGAGATATTACTAGTAACCAGTTAACTCTTTCGTTTACAAGCCCTATAACAGATGAATACGGCGCTGTTTCTGCTACTGGTCACATTGCTATAGAAAAAGAGATTATGTCTTATACGGTAGCAACCACCACCACAATGGATATAGTTAGAGGTATTAGATCTGAAGCAAAAGAACATAAGTCAGGTGAAACACTTCAAAAATGTATTGTTTTTGATGATGTGAATATAATTGATATCATTACACAACTGATTACTGACCATACAAAAATACCAACTTCATATATCCCGACTGTTGATTGGGCTGCGTTAAAAGCGGGAGATTTAGCTAATTACAATCTAACAAATATTTTATTTAAGCCTGAAGAGATTAAAAAGCACCTCAATGATTTGATTGCATTGGCTGGTTTATCCATGTTTGTCGACATTATAGAGCAAGAGCTAGTTATTGTTACAGCTCCAGATTTTGCTACACCTGTCATTACTTTTGACGAAGTTGAGCATTTAATGCAGGGTAAAATAAAAGCTAAACCAAACCCTAAAAAACAAATTACAAGGCAAACAATACATTGGAACAAAACAGATATAACAGAAAGTAATAGCGAAGAAAACTATTCCAAACACTTCCAGGTTATTGACGGAGTTGTGGAGGGTGATGCAGACGAAAGTGTGGTATCTGAAGGTAAACCATTATTTTCAAACTGGATAATAAATACAGTCGAAGACAATAATTTAGCAACAAATTTTGTGCAAAGGAATATTAACCGTTTTGGAAAAACTCCTCTTGAGGTTTCTGGTACTGTCGATCAAAGATATATCGACACTGTGACCGGCGGTAGGATGTGGTTAGGCTCAATATTTAATATAAACACGAGCAAAATACCGGACGCAGGCTTAAATAATAAGGTCACCACTTGCCAATGCATATCTTTAAGACCATCTTCAAGAGATCAGCAATGGGACTTTGTTGGATTATCTTATGTCGCTGCAGTACCGGCAGACGCCGATCTATTTATAAGTGTAGATAAAACAAATTATTTGCTGACTGATGAATTAACGACAACCGAAGCTCGCGAATATGTTGTTGTAATAAATACTGGTGTTGATATTTGTTCCACATTCGATCAAGGTACTTTTTTTGCTGGCGCAACACTAAAATTAATAATTCTAGGCTCTATTTTCGGTAAAGGTGGAAACGGTGGCACTGGTGGCGATATAGAAGCTCCCCAAGTATTGGGTGTACCAACAAACGGAAGCGCTGGAGGTCTAGCCCTAAATATAACGACTAATGCTATAATAGATAACGGATTTGGCTTGATTGCTGGCGGCGGTGGTGGTGAAGGTGGATTTAAAGGTGCTGGAACTGTCAGCGGTAATGGTGGCGGCGGTGGGCAAGGCTGTTCTGGTGGTAGCGGCGGTTTAGCTGGCGCAGCAAGCGGCCCCGGCAACACCCAAGGAACAAACGGCTCAGGCGGTACAAAAGGTTCACCTGGTGGTGGTGGCGGCGCACTAGCTGAGGCAGGCGCAAATACTCCAGATGCAAGTGGCGGCGCTGCAGGTGCTGCAATCAATAAAAACGGAAATACAGTAACAATTATAGCCGGGAATAACTCGGAACAAATCATAGGATTGGTATCATGAGTTTAGTTAATTATTCATTCACAGCATTAAAGGATTCAGATCCAACGATTAACGCGGTGCCTGCTCAAGATGTTGAGGTAAGAGTTGAGCTGGATGATTCTTTAGCTGTCATTTATAGCGATAGTGCAGGTGCATCTCCAATAACTCAGCCTGGAGCGGTCACAGATTCAAATGGCGTGCTAGAGTTTTGGGTTGAGGCTGGAATATATAAGATTGAAAGTGCTGCAAGAATTGAGACTGTAATCATTGATAACGGTACAAGAAATACATTTGATACTGTCGCAGAAATGACGGCCAGCAAGCACTTAAGGGTTGGCGATAAAGGCACAACAAAAGAATTCTCGACCGGCAACGGTGGCGGCGCTGACTATAATACTGTTCTAACTTCAAGCGTTACGCCTTTACCAACTGGATCAACCCAAGGCGCAAACGTTATTGTTAGTACAGCAAATGCTTTAATTAGTTTTGTGCTGATAGTTACTAGCCCGGTAAATACTAGAGAATTTGGCGCAAAAGCTATAGGTGCCGCTTTTGATGACCAACCAGCCTGCCAAGCTGCTGAAGATTTTGCAGCAGCAGCAACTCAATCCGGTACTTTTGTTGGTCTGGGCGATAAGACTGTAATGAAAGTGTTTTATCCAAAGGGGGTTTATAATTTTGAAACGCTACCAGTAAGCTTAGGCTCGTATTTAAATTATAAAGGTGATGATGCAATAATTATTTGCGGTGCAAGTCATTTTGCATTCGATGGAAGCATTGCCAATTCATTTTTTAGATTTCAGATGAAAGGTTTTAGCTTTCAAGATAACAACGCTTTAGATATTAGCAACAATAATCAGGATACAGGGAAAATACTTGTTGAGCAGTGTAAGTTCCTAGGTTGTATTACCGCTGTAGAATATGAATGTCAAAGCACAAATGGACTATTTAAAGACTGCACATGGTTTAAGTGTGCTACTGAAATCAATGTAATTAAAGGTGATTATGTAGTAATTGACGGAGGCTGGATAAAGCAAAAAGACAGAACAGCCAATCAGCAGGCGGGTATTGAAAACGCCGGTAAACTTATTCTGAAGAATGTTTTAGGCGTACCGGGGGCCACCGGTGGGTTCTCTGAAACAGCATGGATAAACAACAGGGCTACCGCTGGAGGACATAGAACTGGTGTAGTTATCATAGACAGATTCCGAGCAGGCGGTGAGAATGGTTCTAAAACGTTAGTCAACAACTTTGCCCCTGCCAATAACGATTCGGACATTAGACCAACAGTTGTTAGCATAACAAACTCTGATGCTTACACAGTAGACGGAGCGCTAACAACAGGGCGCGGCGTAGTCAGGTTGTTTGATACACCCAACTTGTTAGCAATGAAAAGAAATACAGGATTCAATCAAACAGTAGCTTTAGTTGCTGGTTCTGGCGTTAATTTAACAACATTGATGGCAGGTAAAGAAGATATAATTAAGGTTGAATTAGATAACTTTAAATCAGACCCATTCTCATTCGCGGAAGACCCCGCGAACAACATGTTACCTGAATTATTCGGCGTACAATCAGTTTCTAAACAAATAATACAAACAACTTTTGCAGAAGTAGCAAATCCTTCTGTTAGTGGATGGTCTTATATTAGTAAATTCGCAACAACAGCTAATTTAACCTTACCACCAGCTAAAACTGGAATGGAATTCACAGGAATAAGAAGTGATACAGTTGGAGGCGGTTTTCATTACGAAATGATACCTGATGGTACGGAGACAATTAGAGGCGGCACAGCAGGGCAAAAACTTCGAATTTCATCTGATTGGACGGGTGTTACTTTACATTGTTATGATGATGGTTTCTGGGAAGTTAAAGCGGTTATAAATAATGCATTTGGGACTGGATATACTTTTGTATAAGACCATACCTTATAGACGCTTAAGTTCTTCCAGCTTGTTTTTGTAATATTTTTCTATAATTTTGTATTCATCAGGTGAGCGCTTAACGGTGCCGCCTGTTAAGTTTTTAAGCTTATTAACCCTATCTAACCCGATTTTAATTATAAGGTTCTCTTGATAGTCTCCCGAGTCTCCACCCTTGAAGAAATTGCAATCCAACCTTTGTCCGTGGATGTTATCTTCGTCATATCTGATTTGGGGGTTATTTCCTGACTCCAACCAGTGGCCAGCGTGGAAGTTATTGCCAAGAGGCTTATTACAGCAGATACACCCTTTCCCTGAGTCTCTGGCTCTGATGTAATCATGGCACGCTTTTTTTGCTGCATCTTTTCTAGTCTTAAGATTGTTCTTCTTCGCTGCGATAGTAATTTTACGTTCGGATTGCTCAATTTTCTTCCTGCCTTTTGCCTTATTCGCAATAGCCCACTGGATTTGGTGCTCAGTGCTGCAAAACCTACCAACTCTAGTTTGAATCATGCCAAATCTATCAAACCAGTCCCGACAATGTTTGCATTTTAATTTACCTGTAGCCACTATCTCACTCTCTCCAAATATTTATCACACAAAACTATAATTGAAACGCCGGCATATTCTCCCGCAACCTTCATCTTGCTAAAATCCAGGTTACAGACTTGTTTTGACTTCACGCACTTCTCACACTCTAGCTGTCTTGGGTGGTGTGTCATGATTTATATCTTGGTGGTGGCGTGTATTGCCCTTGCGAACCCATAAAATTAATGCAATCGTCAATATATCGGCTCATTTCGTCGACCTTCATTTTTGCAATGGAAGCTCTCACTTCAAAGACTTCACCCATAACGGTCATAATACGCGGTATGGCGCACTTTTCCTTCAACCATATATCCGCATCATCCTTAACCAAACCCTGCCAATCCATGCAAACAGGGACTATCGTCGACCAATAATAACCAAGCTGCTCGAGTGTTTTATTCTCCTTGTATGGTTCAATCGTGATTTTATACTCTTTCTTCTCTTCAATAATTAAATTAGAGATAAACTCAATGACTCGAGCCTTTTGGTTTTGAGTGTATTCGCCGAATCGGATTAGTTGATGAAATTTATTCATCAATATCACCTATTACTTTCTTTAAATCCTGTATGAATGCTGATAAACATGCCTTTCCCTCGAGTGAACTGTGCGAATAATCACCGCTCAACTCATTAATCAAATCTTGTATCTTAACATTCTGTGCCGCTACTCCCGCATCCCAGCCGATTAGAAAGTCAATTGTATCTTTTCTTGTGCTCACTATCTGCTCCTTAATAATTCATATTTGGAAAATAACAAAAACCGCCAGCACTCATTACGCTGATAAACTTTTTAACATCGTCGCCAAGATAAACTAAACAATGCCCTGATGTGGGCGATTGACAAATTTTGCCAGTGGTACCATCAATAAATTTTACTCGTTGGTCTAAATATGCGGTTAAATAGGGACGTAACGGTCTGAACCATGCAGTTGTTGCGCCTTCCTTAAGTAAGTAGATAGCTGAATGAAAATTATCTTTTTTAGATTCATCTACAACCTTTTGGCAAAAAAAAGGAAGTTTAGCTTTCG